GCCCCCTACACCTTTACTGACACTTTGGATGCTGGTTCATCTCTGTGTTATACCCTGGCTGTTGTTAATTTGCCTGAAATTCCTGAGGCCCTGTGTGATGATACTTTGTTGGTTTGGGAAGCCTTCAGAGTTGAAACAGAACTAATATTTACCCCACAAGTGGGAAGTGCTGGATATATAAGAGCACAAGGAACCCCTGCTGGTGTAGAAGGTTCCCAAATGTACTTTTGGGCCTGTGGAGGCAGCCCCTTGGATGTCATTGGTATTAACCCAGATCCAGAAAGAATGAATGTAGCAGCAGGCCTGGAAGGGCCTAGTAAAGAGAACCAACCATCTGTTGCAGGCATTAAAGCTACCAGAAAACAAGTTACAGCTGCCAATTTTCCCATTGAAATTTGGAGTGCTGATCCTACCAGGAATGAGAACTGTAGATATTTTGGCAGAATTGTTGGTGGTAGTGTTACCCCTCCAGTGGTTTCCTTTGGAAATCAGAGCACCACTCCATTGGTTGATGAAAATGGAGTAGGTATACTCTGTTTGTTTGGAGCTATATACCTAACATCAGCAGATATGTTGGGGATGGTAGGGTATGCTGGTAACCCCACTCTCAGTGATGCCTATAGCCAGCAAAGAAGTGTGCAGGCTGCCTTTGGAAGATTTTTTAGAGTTCACTTCAGACAGAGGAGAGTTAAACATCCATATACTGTGGATATGATGTTTAGACAATTCCTGCAGCCTCAGAAGCCACAGGTGCAAGGGACACAACCTAATGCTGTCCAAGAAGTAGTAATGGAACAAATGCAGCCAAGCATACTTCCAACTACTCTGGAGGGTGCTATTGGGTACTCACCCAGTACAAAGTTTATTCTCCAAAATGGGGAACTTATATACCCTTCTAGTACAGTAGCAGCAGGTGCTGCAAATTTGTTTGGGCCTCCAGTAGAGAAACAGACAAGCAAGGAACCTAGTAAGGGTGAGCTGTAAACCCCTCTTTCTGTGAAAGACAAAGCATATGCTGGGTAATTGTTAAACAATGAATTCTTTATTGTATCAATAAATCTTACATGGAATGCATGGAGCCAATGCCTGATTCTTGAGTACTGTCATTTGTTTCATCATTTTCCTGTGGCTGTACAAAAGATTCATCTACCAGTACATTTGTAAAAGGGTCAATGCCAGCTAAAATATTTTCTTTCATAGTTTGGTACATTCCAAAGCTAACCCATCTTTCAAAAGTTTGCTTCCAGTTAACAACATCTTCCTGCAGTTCTTCCATAAAGTCCTCCACTGGCTCCCACCAAATTAGAGCTGCCAACAAGGTGGTCCCCTTTTGTAACAGCCTTTTGGACATTAATACACAATCTTTCAAACATTTTTGCAAACATGGCTTATGCAGAAAATAATATCCTCTGGCAATTCTGGCCTTTACAGTGCTTGGAATTACATACTCATTACAGGTGATCACAGATGGAGGAAACAGCTGGGACACCTTGTTTAGATGCTTCCTCTCCATATTTACTGGCACACATCCATCCAAATAATCCCTGAGGTTATCTAGGTTTGTCATCCCACACCCTTGTGTAAGATTGGTATTAGCCATAGGTGTTCCCTTTACATCCTCAATGACACACATGAATTTGTCAATGGCACATCCCAGTTCAAAGTTTATCTTATCTGGAGTACAATTTACATTCAAAGACACACCCCCTACAAGATCCAATATTGCAGCAGCCACTGTTGTTTTGCCACTATTTATGGGGCCTTTGAACAACACATTTCTTTTTTTAGGTATGTTGTCAGTTAAAATGCTTAGTATTTCCTTTAGTTTAGTAGTAAAGCTAGGCTGCAAACAATCTAACCAGGCCACAGCCCCCAGTAATTGAGTAATTTCCACACCTCCTGCATATTGCTCAGCTAGGATTTTAAATTGCTTCTTAAAGGCCTGTAATACCAGATCCTGTCTAGTTGATTCCAACATTAACACCCTTCTTTGTGCTGCTACTCTGTCACAGGCCTGCTGAGCAATAGATTTCTGGTTTTTAGCTGCTTTGAATAATTGGGCATTGTGAAAGTGTACTTCATGGTGTTTATGCACTTTCACTCCCTTTTTACATTTCATACAGCTTGCTGGATCATTGGCAAATTCTATATAATATCCCAATAATGCCAGACAATCAGTTAGGTCTGTGTCACTAGCAAAAGAAGCTACTTGATTCCAATCACATTCCTCTTTTTTGGAGCCTTCCTGAAAGTCATAACTGTGTAAACCCTCAGCCTTAGATTCTTGTATAACAGTAAATTCATCCCCCTGCAAGGCCATATAACATTCAGCAGATTTTAAAACAGCTTTGATTAACAGAAATGAAATAGTACAGCATTTTGACAAAGCATTTAGCATAGCAGACACTCTATGTCTTCTAGGAGTAATACAGTAAAGTATAGCCCCTGTATTATCATTGCATTTATAGGCCCCAGTAAAAACTGCATTAAATGCTGACTGTAGCTTATCATACAAGGTTTCCCATTTTTCAAGGGTTGTATAGCTAACAAAGCAGGTATAGCATTTATTACCAAGAGTTGCATGGCTTAGATAATCATGCAGGCAAGATGGAAAGTCATTTGGAGCAGGATTGGGTTTTCTTTTCTTAGGAGGAGTGCAAGAATACTTGCTGTCTTGAGAGTTGCCTTCACCAGGGTCCACATTGTCTTCTTCTTCTGAGGCTGACAGGTGTTCATCACAATATAAATCTTCATCGTCCCAGCCTCTATTGAAATCAGCCCACCATTGTTCCCAGCCGGGACTGCCATATTGTGGAGGTGGCCTTACCTGTAAAATAAATTATAAGTTTCAATGCATCACTACCTGGACTATCTATAAAAATTGCACTTACCACCAGATGAGCTTCTCTGTAATTCCCAACCAATCCAGGGGGCTTTGGTAGATAATGTGGGTCCACCACATAAAAGAATCAGCTTCCACAGGTAGGCCAAACCAGAGACAGTAGCACTTGTAGCACCAGCACTTTCCCCAAATAGTTGGCTTTCCTAAATTAATCTCCACTTGCTTTTTATGCTCCTTTTTGAGAAGGCAATGAAGGCATTTACAGGAACTGATTCCTTGTTGTACACACAAACGGAAATCCCAAACTTTCTTTTTATGAAATTCAGGGCCTAAGAACTCCCCAACAGTTAAGGGAATACCCCAATCATCACTGACCTCAGAGGAAAAGCACCAGGTAGGTGATGAAGACATTTGGTCCCTCAGGGTGGCATTCAACTTCTCCTTTAAAACATTCAGGCGTTGCATTTTTTCAGGATCCCCTCCTTTATCAGGATGATATTTTTTACAAGCTAGTCTTATCTTCTGTTGCATAAGGGGTAAATTACCCCAACAGGCCATGCTGAGGCCTATAAGATCCATTAGCTCCCTAACTTCTTCTCTGGCTAAAAGGCGATCCATTTTGCTGCTTGAGTAGTCTCTGAATGAAATGTTAAAATCCCAGACAGCAGGTGAAATCCCTCTGCAGGCTTACGCAACTGGGCAGGGCCATTTAAGCTCCCTTATCTCTCTAATTATAGGAGGCAATAAAGGCCACCAGGCCACCTCAATGTATGAGAAAAAAGGAGAGGAAATAGGGCAACCAAAGGTCAAAAGGAAGTTATTAGGCGAGAAAAGCCCGCCAAATTTTTTCCCAGTCATAACTGAGGTTGACCACCGTTGACACAACACCCTAATTAGTAAGTTCTTCAATTTCTGTTTTATTTTGTTTTAACTCTTCAGTGACCTCACCGCCTGTTGACCCTGGTCTTAATTTCTACTTAACAGGTAAGCCATGGGAATTCTATTTAGTCTTCCTGAAATTATAGCAGCTGCTGCTGTTGGAGGGGGAGAGGCCCTGGAAATTGCTGGTGGTCTAGGAGCCCTTGTATCAGGGGAAGGACTGGCTACATTAGAGGCTCTACAGTCTGCTGCTGCTTTATCCAGTGAAGCAACTGCAGCTCTAGCTGTATCTAATGAGGCTGCCATTGTATTGTCAACAGTTCCTGAGTTGTCCCAGACCCTCTTTGGAGCACAATTACTACTGTCTTCTGTAGCAGGCGTTGGAGGTGTTATATACAGCAACTATAACCCTGGGGAACTGTACAAGGCGCCAGAAGGACCAGGTGGACTCGGCCCAAGAGTTGGAAACACCACCATGGCACTTCAACTGTGGTTGCCACAAGTTTGGTCTTGGGGAGGCGCGGGTAGAGGTCTCCCCGACTGGCTTATCAACATGCTTCGTGAAGTGCCGTCTCCCACAGAGATCCTCAGTGACATTGTCAGAGGAATATGGACTTCCTACTATAGAGCAGGCAGGGAGATAATCCAGAGAACAGCTTCTAGGGAATTGGGGGCCTTGCTGAGTAGGGTAAGAGAAACTGTTATACATGGGGCTGAAAGAGCTTTGGAAGCAGCCCCTGACCCAGTGCAAGGCCTAGTAAATCTAGTAAACTATGCTGTAAATTATAATAGACAGTGGGAAACAAGGGCCCTGTTAGAAGGAAGGCCTCTGTTTGAGGGCAATGGAGTAGTAAACTATGATATGCAAAATCTTCCTGTAAATGGAAATAATGATCAAAGGGGGGGGTTTCATGATGAAGGTCTTTGGGTAAGTTTCTCAGCAGAGCAGGGAAATACTGGCCAATACTGTATACCTCAATGGCTGCTTTTTGTTCTTGAGGAGCTGGACAAAGAGATTAAGGAAGATGCCTTGTCACAGAAAAGGAAATGGACCAATTCAAAAGCTTCCCAGAGTAATAAAAAAAGGAGGAGTGGAGGTTATGGAAACAGTGCCACTTTCTGAAGACACAATTTATAAAGTGGAGGCAATTCTGCTGCCTAATTTTGCTTCTGGATCCAATACTGCAGTATACCAGTCTCGGGGAGCCCCCTACACCTTTACTGACACTTTGGATGCTGGTTCATCTCTGTGTTATACCCTGGC